GATACAACATGTATTAGCTAACATGTGTTTTCAATTAGGTAGACCAAGGCTGTCTAAGTTTAAGAACTTAATTGCTGCTGTCAATGATTTAGATTGGCAAAGCATGGCAGATGAGATGGAAGATAGTAATTGGTATAAGCAAACAACTAATCGTGCTGAAAGATTAATAGCACGAGTTGATAGGCAGTTTACTAGGGAAGAAGTACCAACATGAGTAGAACACTAACCGAAAGACAACAGAAGTTTCTAGATGTACTATTTGATGGTGCTAATGGAGATATCGTACAGGCTAAGTTACTTGCAGGATACTCTGAATCTTCTAGTACATCAGACATAATTAAGTCTCTTAAGGAAGAGATAATGGATGCTACACATCTATACATGAGTAGGAACGCTCCTAAGGCTGCTGTGGCTATGGTAAGTGGTTTAGATGACCCTACCCAGCTTGGTGTACGTGACAAGCTCTCAGCAAGCAAGGAACTGCTAGACAGAGTAGGTTTAATTAAGACAGAGAAGATACAAGTAGAGTCATCAGGTGGGGTAATGCTATTACCTCCAAAAAACAAGGAGTAGAATAATGGGAATAGGAAGTTTTATAGCAAAAAAAGTTGCAAAGAAAGTAGTTAAGAAAGTTGTACCAAAAAGTAATACAAAAAAAGTACCTAAAAAGTTTATGAAGGATGAAGAAAAGTATTTAAAATTAATAGAAAGCAATAAACCTATATCGGAAAAACAATTACTTGCTTTTTCTAAAGCTGTTAAAGTTAATCAACGTACTAATGCCGATGGTTTTATAAATTTAAATACACTTAATAAAGCTAAAGGTTCGTTAACACATGGTAGAAAAGAGTTAGATGAATTAGGATATAACCCTAAAAAACTTACTCCTCTTATAAAAAGATTGTATAAGATAAAAGATTAATGAATAGAAGTTTAGGTAAATGGAAGCTACCACAGCCTACCGATATAAAAGATGAAGAAGGTAAAGAGTGGTCTAAGATACCTCGGATATCACGCATCATACCTTTTGGTTATGAGAAGAATGAAGAAGACCCTGACATACTTAATCCAATACCCTTTGAGTTAGAAGCTATTGAAATGGCTAGAAAATATGTAAAACAGTATTCCTTTAGGCAAGTTGCTAATTGGGTTACTACTAAAACAGGTAGAGTAATATCTCACGTAGGATTAAGAAAAAGGTTAATGCATGAGCAACAACGTAAGAACCAAGCTAGAACTCTCAGAAAATGGTCTGAGTACGCCCAGAAAGCAATCGAAAAAGCGAAAGCCATTGAAGAAGAAAGAACTGGTTCAAGAATCTAGCACGATAGAAGTAGAACGAGTAGACGATGAAGACTCACTTAATATAGTATTTAAACCTAATGCAGGACCTCAGACGGATTTCCTTGCAGCAGGTGAAAGAGAAGTGCTATATGGTGGTTCAGCAGGAGGTGGTAAATCTTATGCCATGCTTGCAGACCCTTTAAGATATATGGGTCATCCTTCATTTAGTGGATTATTATTAAGACATACAACAGAAGAACTAAGAGAGTTAGTATGGAAGTCACAAGAAATATACCCTAAGATTTGGAAGGGTATAAAGTGGTCAGAGAGAAAGATGCAATGGACTGCACCATCAGGTGCTAGGTTATGGATGTCCTACCTTGACAGAGATGATGACGTATTAAGATATCAGGGATTGGCATTTAGTTGGATAGGGTTTGACGAGTTAACGCAATGGAACAAACCTTTCGCATGGAATTACATGCGTTCACGATTAAGAACGGCAGCATCAGATTTGCCAATCTATATGAGAGCAACGACTAACCCGGGAGGTCCGGGTCATGGATGGGTTAAGAAAATGTTTATTGACCCTGCACCTTATGGAAAGACTTTTGATGCAACCGATATTGAGACAGGCGAGGTACTTAAGTATCCGTCAGGACATAGCAAGGCTGGACAATCTTTATTTAAACGAAAGTTTATCCCTGCAAGATTATCTGACAATCCGTATCTCTCAAGAGAAGGCGATTACGAAGCAATGTTGTTATCACTACCAGAACAACAGCGTAAGCAACTTCTGGAAGGCGATTGGGATATTAAAGAGGGTGCAGCTTTTACGGAATTTAATCGTGATATTCACGTTGTTGAGCCTTTCAATATCCCTACTAATTGGGTCAAGTTTAGGGCTTGTGATTATGGTTATGGTTCTTATAGTGCAGTGTTATGGTTTGCTGTCTCACCATCTGAACAACTTATTGTTTACAGAGAACTCTACGTTTCTAAAGTCCTTGCCACAGATTTGGCAGATATGATAAATGAATTAGAAGCTCAAGATGGTGGTATGAGATATGGAGTATTAGATAGTTCCTTATGGCATAAACGTGGAGACACAGGACCATCACTAGCAGAACAAATGATTATGAGAGGTTGTAGATTTAGACCCTCAGATAGAAGTAAAGGTAGTCGTGTATCAGGTAAGAATGAAATACATAGACGTTTGCAAGTAGACGAATATACAGAAGAGCCACGCATTGTTTTCTTTAATAATTGCACGAACACTGTGTCACAGTTACCTTCCATCCCCTTGGACAAAAAGAATCCGGAAGATGTGGACACACGTGCAGAAGACCATTTGTATGATGCGTTAAGGTATGGCATAATGTCACGACCTAGATTTAGTATATTTGATTACGACCCACATGGCACATCAACTAGAAGTATGCCTGTAGCAGATTCAACGTTTGGATATTAATATGGCTGAAGATGAAATAAACATAGAAGACGATGCTCTATCACTAGAAGACTCAGACGATTCTAATCAATCGGATATAGAAGTAAAAGGTATTTCTAACTATGTAATGTCTAAGTTTAAAAAAGCTGAGGACTACAGATACGAGGATGAAACAAGATGGGTTCGTGCCTATCGAAACTATAGAGGTATATATGGACCTGATGTTCAATTTACCGAAGCAGAAAAATCAAGAGTATTTATTAAGGTAACTAAGACAAAAACATTAGCAGCCTATGGGCAAATAGCTGATGTATTGTTTGCAGGAAATAAGTTTCCTATTAGTATAGAGCCTACGGAACTACCAGAAGGAGTAGCTAAAGATGTTAATTTCGACCCTAAAGAACCTCCAGAATTACGTGAGAAAGATAATGATGGAGCTATGGACAACCCTTATGGTTATATGGGGGATGGCAAAGAGCTACCTAAAGGAGCTACTGCTCAAACCTTACAAGATAGGCTTGGTCCTTTGTCAAAAAAGCTTGGCGATATTGAGAACCTTAAAGAAGGCACTGGTCAAACTCCTACGTCTATAACATATAGTCCTGCATTAATTGCAGCTAAGTCTATGGAAAAACAAATCATGGACCAACTGCAAGAGTCTAATGCTAACAAACATCTAAGAAGCACAGCTTTTGAGATGGCATTGTTTGGTACAGGAGTAATGAAAGGACCTTTTGCTGTCGATAAAGAATATCCTAATTGGGATGAAGAAGGTGAGTATTCTCCTATATTTAAAACAGTTCCTCAAGTTAGTCATGTGTCTGTGTGGAATTTTTACCCTGACCCTGACTCTACTAATATTGACCAAGCTCAGTATATAGTAGAACGACATAAGCTGTCACGTTCAGAGTTACGTGCTTTAAAACGTAGACCTTACTTTAGGGATACTGTTATTGAAGAAGTTATATCTGAAGGTGAGAACTATGTTAAGAAGTATTGGGAAGATGATTTAATAGATTACAACCAAGATAGTTACGTAGATAGGTTTGAAGTCCTTGAGTTTTGGGGTATGCTAGATACCGATATGTTAAAAAATCAAGGTATTGATATACCTAAAGAATTAAAAGACTATGAAGAATTACAAGCTAATGTGTGGTGTTCTGGTGGTAAATTACTTAGAGTGGTACTAAATCCTTTTAAACCTGCTAAGATACCTTACATGGCAGCACCTTTTGAATTGAATCCTTATTCTTTCTTTGGTGTAGGTTTAGCTGAGAACATGGATGACACACAAACTCTTATGAATGGTTTTATGAGAATGGCTGTAGACAATGCTGTGCTATCAGGTAACTTACTTATAGAAGTGGATGAAACTAACTTAGTTCCGGGACAAGACTTATCTGTCTATCCGGGTAAGGTATTTAGAAGACAAGGTGGAGCT